TTAAATCTGATTTTCAGACAATGCAATTGATTGTCGATACTCTTGCGCTAAAATAGTTCTATTAAAACTTGCTGTTGGATCAATATCTTCAACAATATTTTCTATTTTTTCGATATCAACTTTAAAAAATTCTTTTCTAAGATTAACTTTATTGACTCGATTTTGATTTAACATTTGATGCAGCTTATATTCTAGTTCAACTGCGTCATCACTGAAAATAAAGGCATGGACATCAAATTTAAATGGCACAGACGCACTTCCAAGCTCATCTATACGTTGTTGAGGTTCAAGACGTCTTGTCATACCGATTTTAAATATACCATCCCCGAAAGAACCAATATTAGAGATAACATAAACATAACCCGCTTTACCAAGAGCTAAACTTGCGATTTCTTCTTTTTTATCTTCAACTGATGATAATTGAGTTTGAAGTTCTTGAATTCTAAGTTGAAGTTGTCTTACTTTTTCGACATCAGTCTCATTTTCAAGCAATAAAGAATTTTTCTCTATTTCGGTCTTATACTTTCCTTCCTCGACTTCTAGTTTTTTACGTTCAGCTTCCATAGCTTTCCGTTCCTCAGCCTCTTGTTTCATTTGTTCTTTTAAGAGACGTTGTTCTTCTTTTTCACGTTCCCGATAGATGAAATATTTATACTCTATATCAAGAAGTTCAGAATATAAAGGTTGAATTTCCAACAAGAATTTAGTTATAGTTGGAAGAATGCTCTGATTACCCTCTCCTGCAATAATAAGGAATTTATGAATAATTTCTTCTAGTTTATCTTTTGATTCGGATATTTTATTAAATGTTAAATTATACATCAATATTTTTATTTCCGCTTGTAAGCCTATGACCATTAGGGCATATATGGTTTTATTTGTTTTAGTTGTATAATTTTTCTCGTATTTAGAAAGAATATTAGCTATTTCTTTTTTTGTTGCAGTAGATAGCTTTCTAAGTTCTTTAGAGTCATCTGAATGTAAATGAAGATTAGAAATTGTATCTAATAAATGTTCCTCGGAGAGGGTTTCCTTTACTTTATTATATAATTCTTCATCATCAATTGTAAATTTAGCTGAAGAACTTAAAGTTTTTATGAATTGAATATCAGCTCGCCATTTTCTTCCTTGCCGCAAAAGTTTTGTATTTTCTTTTTTTAACTCTTCATTTTTTATTGAAAGCTCTTCGTTATTCTTTAAGGTCTCGTGAAACTGACTTGAAATAAGTGTTGCATATTCATCAGATTCTTTTTTTATTTTTTCACTTTCAGATATTGCATCTTCTATAATTTTAAGCCGAGTTTCATTATTCTTTTCTTGAAATTCTTTAGAAAATTTTTCAATCATCAATTCTTGATTTTCAAGTAATTCTTTATTTTTTTCTAATTTTGAATCAATAGAATGAATTTCAGATTTTAATTTGACTAAAGAGGCATCAGCATTTTCTATATCTTTATTTAATGTAGTTAATTGCTTAAGTTTTTTAAAAATTCCCATAAATACTCCTAATATTTTTATTTAAATAAATGCCAAATTGAAAAAGTTGTTCTCTTATATACTTTATTATATGCTGCCTTTTTCGGATTTTTAATCCAACCCGTGCCCTTTTTTCCATATCCAGGAATAAGGGCTTTTTTTACTTTTCGCTTATATTTTGCAGTTGTTCTAGCTTTAAAACTTTTTGCTAAACTAGGCTTTCTCATTCCAAATTTCATATTTTCTCCTAAAATTAAACAGTACCAAATAAATGCTGAAACTCTATTTCTGCCATATTATAGAAATTATGGCTTAGATGATAACGATCCAAGAATTGATAAATATTAACAGTTTCAATCACATCAAAATAGCTAATATAATCTACAATATAATTGTGCATTTCTTGCTTATTAATACTAACTTTTATTTCATCTTCAAATATTTCAGTGATAGCTTCATGCATCTCTAAATATTCATTTTTGATGATTGATTCAGCAAGCTCGAAAGGTGCATCTGTTGTATTTACAAACACATTGAAATATTCGTAGCTTCCCCCGTTAGCTTCAAATATTTCCCAAAGAAGGAGAACGGCTTCACGATTTGCTCTAACTTCTTGAGGGTTAGTTGCGTCAAAGTAATCGCCACGATGATTATCTTTATTTAGGATATGTATTAATTCATGAGCGACCTCAAAAGGGGAAGCTTCATTAGAATTGAAAATCATTATCTTATTATCAACATTAACGGCTGCGGGAACCGGAAAGAATACAACATCAATAATCTTAAATCCACATTTTTCAATTTCCTTTAGGAGATATTCTAAAAGCTCCTGTCTGCTCATAGAAACCTCCTTATTTGTCTTCTAATTGTTTTCCAAGTGCTTTTTTCATGGCTTCCTTAACTTCATCAGTTAATGGCTTACCATCAAATGAAACCCATTTATCCCAATCAACTTTACTATCATCTACTAAATCTGCAAAGTCAATACCTTGTTTTTGTTGTTCGCTTTTAAGAGATACAACCTTAGCATTTTCTTTTTTCTGCTCTTTCAATTGAGAAGAAGCAGTTTTAAGAACTATTTTTTGACGTGATTCTTCAAGTTGTTTCATTGTGTCAATAGTTTTTTCAATAATAGGCGTATTATCTGAATTTACATCTTTTTTCCAAGTTGTATCTATATCAGACTTTTTCACTCCGAAGTAGTCTGATATTTTTTGGAGAACTCCGCCTGAAGGGAAAGAACGGAGTTTTACGTATTCAGTAATGATATTTTGGGACATTCCAATTTCTTTGGCGAGTTGTTTCTGAGTGATGCCCTTTTCTTTTATAAGCTTTTTGATATTCTCAGCAACAATTTTGCGCCTTTCAAGTTCTTTTTCTTCCATGAATATATAATAGCAAATAAATTAATAAAACACAATTTTTTTGTGATTTGTAAAATTTATTGTTGACTGCACAGAAATTCTGTGTTAAAATAATCTCATAAAGTCAAACAAGCGAACGAACAAAGCAGTTGCGAAGCTTCTGTGAATGTAGTTACACGTTGTATTCAACTCAGCGTAAGTAGCAAGTTTGGCAAATAAAAAGCCCCATAGGGGCGGAAGGAGCGGTTTATTTGTCAATTTATAATTTAATGAAAGCTATTATTGCTTTAGTGATTTTGATACTTGGGATAAATTTTATGATAAATAGAACATTGACTTCATTTACTAGTTTTTCCAAAGTTGAAAAAGAAAATGAAGATAGCGAAAAGAGCTGAAATATCAACGAGTGAAGAAAATTGACTTTTTGAAAAAGCGAAAAGAGCTACAACTGGAATATAACTTCCTAGCAATATTCTGCCAAAAGTTTCTTGAAATGCGAGTTCTTTAGGCGTCCACTTTCCAACGGGCCTACCTTGAAATGAAACTTTTAAGGCAATTGGGAGTCCCGATAAAAGAAATAGTACAAAATACATAACTCCAACAAAAAGAAAAAGCTTTAATAAATCCAGAAAATTTATTTGAGTTATTGTTGCGACAGCAGGTTCTTTTGGAAGCTTGATATTAAAGTTAACTGCCAAAGCATAAAAAAGCATTAAAAAAAGAAGCGTAATTAGAGATAAAAGTGTTAAAAATATTATGCCTTCAACAAATTTACCAGATTTATCTTTGTTCATAAGAACCTCCAATATAATTTTAGTTTAGTCACTTACATTATATCACGGAGTTATGATATCGCTCACAGTGAGCAGGGAAGACTGGCGAACAGGTTCGATTCCTGAGCTTCCCTTACTGCGAAAGCAGAAGTTTAAAACACAGAAAGGAGCCAGTATGGCAGAAACACTAAGAACCCACCGAGAACGGGCTAAACTTACCCAAAAAGAAGTTGCTGAGATGATTGGAGTAACTCCAAATACTATTAACAACTGGGAAAAAGATTCATCAAATTTAAAAGATTTTTATACAAAAAAATTTATGGAAATCTACAAAGTAACTTACGATGATATTTTTTTAGGAAAAGAACACAGAATTTCTGTGCCTTCTACAAATAAACAAGCTAGCTAATTAGAAGGGCGAGAAATGAACGAACAAGAAGTAACAGTTAAATCTTCACTTATCGAAGCAAATGAATTAATTAAAGCATCCTTCTCGGATTATGGAATTCAAAATGAAGACGGAGAGCAAATCACTCGAAAAGAATTTGCTGACTTAGTTGGTCAAAAAATTTGGCTAGTGGCAGATATTTTAGGAATTGAATTAGATTAGGAGAAAAAATGAATCAATTAATTACAATCACACAAAATGAAAATAACGACCAAGTAGTAAGCGGTCGTGAACTACATGAATTTTTAGAAGTCAAAACTCCTTATCATATTTGGTTTGAAAGAATGGCAGAATATGGATTTACTGAAAACGTTGATTTTATAGGTTTTGAACAAAAAAGTTCAAAACTAGGTGGTCGTCCAAGTGTTGATCATGCGTTAAAAATTGACATGGCCAAAGAAATTTCAATGATTCAGCGTAACGATAAAGGAAAATAAGCTCGTCAATATTTCATTGAAGTTGAAAAAGAATTCAAACAACAGTTTTTACCGCAAACTCCTGAACAACAAATTGCATTACTCGCTCAAGGAAACGTGAACTTGAACAAAAAGGTCGAACAAATCGAAAATTCAGTTCTTGATTTGACTGACCGATTCGGACTTCCATCAAATAAAGCTAAAGTTTTGCAAAAGAAAGTAGCAAGCAAAGTTTATATGTTTACTGGAGGTAAATATTCAAACGCTCATAAAAAATTAGGAGCTAAGGTATTCAGAGAGTTTTATAAAGATTTGAACAATCGCTTCGATGTTGTTAAATATAGCGATATTCCATTAAGTCGTTATGATGAAGCAACAGAATATCTTGACATGTGGCAACCATCTTTCAATACAACGCTAGAAATTCGTGGATTGAACTCACAAACCAGCTTTGAGTTTGAAGCTTAGAAAGGAAATCAGATGGAATATAAAGATGATGATTACTTGACTACTCAGCAAGTAGCGGAAAAGTTTTCTATCCATGACCAAACTGTTTATCGACGTAGAAAAGCGATGGAGCTTTTTCCGCAATTTAAGTCTGGTATTTTCATGAATGGACGTAGATTTCGATACAAAGAAATCAGAGACTTCATGCAGTTTGTAAATACTCCTGAGTATAAGCAAGAACTTAAAAAGCGTCAATCAGTTATCAAATAAGAAGAAGCACTCATGACCTACACATACATAGTCAACCCAGAAACGGGGGAAATCCTGTTTGACCTGGTGCACGACTTAATCACACAGAACATTCGAGCAATCAAGCTCATTGCTAAGAAATTAAATGCGGTGCTCCGCTAGAAAAGAGAACGAAATGAAAGATATTAGTATAGAAATCAAAACAGAGGGAATGGATGAATTAAAAAAACTGCTCAACAAAGCTGTAGAGCAAGTTGAACAGTTAGAAAGCACATTAACTCAAATTAAAGAACTTAAAATCCAAGTTGTTTAGCATAATAATCAGTAGCAGCATCTTTATACATTTCTTCCCAAGAGTTAAAGCTTGAATTTTGGTTAATAAATATATCAAGTTCATCCTCAGGTATCCCTTCAACGTCTGACCAATCAAATTTACTGGCATCAGCAAAATCTTCGAAAGAACTAAATTTTGTGTTGGATGACATAAAGTTACTATTAAATAATTCGACTAATTTAACTTCTCTTTTTCCATCAAGTTCTTTCGCCTTTTTAGCCATATTGTTGAGTTTTTTCGATAGGTCATCAAAACCATTTTTACTCATATGAAATGCTCCTTTCTCAAATATTTTGAATAAAAACAGCTAGCCGCGGTATTTCATTCTACTATATTATATCAAAATACATTTTGCTACACAAATCAAAGATACAAGATATTGTGTCAAAAAGTATTTACATTTAAAGGAGACACAAGATGTTGTGGTTAATCATTGAAGAAAAACTTAAAGAAAAAAACATGTCAATATACAGACTTTCCAAATTATCAGGAGTCAGTACGCAGTCCTTATCTGCTATCAAACTTGGTCAATCTAAGAAACCTAGCTTTGAGATAGTCGTTAAGATAGCTGAAGTACTTGATATTGACTTAAATCAATTTAAAAAGAAAGGCAAATAATGCACACACAAATTATTAATGGACGAGAAGTCCTGACAGTTCCAACAGTCATTGGCTATAAGCATTATGACTTAGAAAAAAAAGAAGTAGTTGGAGAAGTTATTGAATCTACTTATCGAAGAAAAGACGGAACAATGTACATTATCCGCAGATCACGAACAGAACGAGAAAAAGCTGCTATGCTCAATTCGTGCTTGTCTGATTGGGGATATTAGTATGAACAAACAACAAAAAAGCGTTCACTCGGCAAAGTGAACGCAAGACGTGATGTGTCTATTAAATTTTATACCTAGATTATATCACGTTTCAACAAAAATCAGAAACGGAGAACGTTATGGAATTACAACTTATACCAGTAGATGGCGATGGACAAAGGGTTGACTTGAATCCATCAGCTATAAAAGATATGGATAACATCACACTTACAGAGTTCCTATCTCAAGCAAAGATTATAGCTGACTTATATAAAAAGGGCGAAACTGAGGTTAAAAAGCGGCTCGATGAAGGTCAGGTGTTTAAACGTTTGAGTTACGGAGAACCAGCCAAGCGAAGAGTTTTAAAAATGAATAATAAACAGAAGCGTGATTTAGTAATTTCTCGTGGATGGGATTGTGTAGAACCTATTCCATTAGGCAAACTAATAGAAAAGTTTGGAAAAGACATAGAAAACGAATTACCAGTAGTAATTACTGAAAATAAAGTACCTCTTAAATGGGATGCGTGAGGTTCAATAAATGAAAATTACAAAAGCAACTGATATCAGTAGAACTCAATATTGGAGAGTATTGCTTTATGGTAAACCTGGACTTGGAAAAACTTCTGCAGTAAAGGGATTAACTGGTAGAACATTAGTTTTATCTCTTGATAACTCCCATAAAGTATTAAGTGGCATTCCAAATATTGATGTGAGAACAATTGATGATGAAGGATTAGAATCGTTTAACAGGAACGAACCAATCGAAGATATCAATGTTTTTCTAAAAGAACTTGATGTCGTCATAAGTGATTACGATAACTTGGTCATTGATAATGTGACGAGTTTTCAATCAGACTGGCTAATTGAACGAGGGAGAAGCTCAAAAGGTGGTATTCGTAATGAAATCCAAGACTATGGGGATTGGACGAATTATTTCTTGAGAATAATGACCAAAATTTATGGACTCCCAATAAATGTCTATGTTACGGCTTGGGAAGACACTCAAGAAATTTCACTTGAAGATGGTCGAGTAATCACCCAGTTTGTTCCAAAAATAAGAAAGCAAGTATTAAGTGAATTGCTTGGTTGGACGGATGTAGTAGGTCGGATTAAAGTAAACCCAAATACTGGAAATCGTGGAGCAATTTTAGAAGGTAACGATGGTGTTTACGCTAAAAACAGAATTGACAGTCGAACAGCTTGTCCGATTGATGAATTATTTAAATTTGAAGGAGAAAAATAATGCAATATAACAGAAATAACGTAAGTAGTCTTGGTGGGAAACAATTTGAAGCAGGCGTTCATATCGCTAAAATAACAAAAGTTGAAGCAGGTAAGAGTAAAACAAACAAAGACATGTTTAAGTTTACCATTGAAGGGATGAATGGAGAATCCACAAACAGTTACCTAGTGTTTGGGGAACAGTGGTCTGATTCAAACCTTCAACGAATTCTTGCAAGTATTGAAGATAATGGCCAACAAATCGCGCCTATTGATTATGGATATAACCGTGAAACAGTCCAATTTTTAACAAATCATAAAGTATTTATACAAATGAAAGAACGCACAGGTACGTATGTCGACAAAAACGGTAAAACTCAAAATAGTACTGGGACAGAGCATAAAGCATTCTTGACTCACGAAGAATATATAAAATTTGGTGGCGGTACACAGCAAACTAATATTCAAGGCAACACTGCTCAAGGAGATCCGTTTGGAAATTCAGTACCAATGAATATTTCAGACGAAGACCTACCATTCTAATAAGCTGGTGCTGGAGGGTGGCGTAACGACCGTAAAGTCCATGAGTATTCAGTGCTTGCACATAAACACTCATTGCCAGCTTTTAATTTGAAATATAAAACTTGAAATAAATATAGATGAAAGGAGCAAGATGCAAAGTATTAAGCGAAAAAAAGCAGCGAATAACTTCACGATTTTGAGCAATGAGTTTTTACGTGATGAAAACCTTTCTCTTAAAGCAAAAGGCTTGCTTGCTTATATATTAAGTCTTCCTGACGATTGGAAAATATATTTTGAAGAAATCGAGAAACATCATAGAGATGGGAAAGCTTCACTTAGAAGTGCTTGGAAAGAGCTTGAATCTAATGGGTATGCAAGAACCTTGCGCAAAACTGACCCAGAAACTAAAGCTGTTAAAGAGTGGTACAAGGAAGTTTCTGATTTCAAAAAGCCAGATTCCGATTTTCCAGATCTGGCTTTCCCAGATGTGGGAAATCAGCAGCTACTAAATACTAATATACAAAACACTGAAGAACAAAATATTGATAATAAAAAAACTACTACTCTCTCTGACGAAAATAGTGGTCTTTCCCAAAAGCTTTCTGACATTTATCAAGATAATTTTGGAATGGCAAGTTCTCTTATTATAGAAAATATCAAATATGACTTAGAGGATTTTGGATTTGATTTAGTTAAAGAAGCAATGACAAGGGCTGCTTTAGATAAAAAAAGTTATCGGACAGCGCAAAATATTTTAAAAGATTGGCAGCGTAAAGGAGTTAAGACACTACAGGATGTCGAAGCTGATGATGTTAATTTTAGAAATCGTAATCAAAAAAGTTACTCTAATACTGCTAAAAAAGTTGTCAAACCTGCCCCTAACTGGTCAAAACCCCAAACTAAAAAGGATAGGGAATATATGACCAATGAAGAAGTGGAGGCTTTAATAAATGGCTTGGGAAATCCCTAAAAGTGCATTTGATAAAGAACTTGCGGGATATTACTTAAGTTTTGTTCCGGGAGTAACTTACCAGCAATTTGTAAGATACGTCAAATGGGCCCATGAAAAAGAAATCGTAATGAATCCAGTGACCTTTATTGCATCAGTTAAGAAAATCAGCAATGAAGCAGCAACCGAATTAATGATAAATGGAGAAGCAAGTGAAGTTTGAATTTAACTTTCTCAGAAAAGAAATGATAAATGAGAATGATAACAAGGGCACAACTTATGGTTCAAGAATTGCAGCCAATAATACTAAACAGCGTTTAAGACGGATTGCGTGTCGAACAGCTCATGAATGGCTAGACCAGTCAGACGAAGTATTTGAGCAATTCCATGAGAAACACCGTTGCGATGTATTTGTCGTAATTTATCCACCCAAACGCTTTAAATATGATCCACCAAATTATGAACCAACTTCTAAAGCATTAATCGATGGACTGACAGATGCTGGAATTTGGGATGATGATAATTACAACGTTATTCGCAGAACAAGTTTTGAACATGGCGGACTTTCTGGGGATACAAAGATGTGGAAAGTCGAGTTAGTAGTAAAAGAGCTGACAGAACAGCTCTAATTCATGAAAATTACGGTTACATTGAGCGCTTAAACCATTTCATGGATAATTTTACCACGAACTAGCTCAAAGCGCTTAAAAGCTAAAATATGAGGTGTTAGTATGACAACGCAAAAAGAAAAAAATGTCCTAGATTTTAAAGACAAGGATATTTTGAAGAACCATAAAGTCGCTGACAAAGATGACGAATAGTTTCATGAACAATGGAAAAATAAATTGAAGGAGCAGCTAGATGAAACTAAAATTAAAAGACTGCATAATTACTTCAATAGAAGGCGGCAGTGTTGACATCTCTCCAACTTGCCCTACATGTTGGGGTGGTGAAGAATGGGTTGACTATATTGAAGTTGAGTTCGCTGAAGGTGAATCTGTAACATATAACGAAGTATCAATGACTAAGTTTTTGGATTGGATATTCACTTCAATTGAAACTGGTGAAATATCAAATATTACTAGACGGAAATTTGATGAAAAAATGGAAGAACTTGAGGAAAGTTAAATGACAGTTGAAAGTTTATTAAAAACAATTGCGGATCATACCGCAGTGATTTTAAAAGATACTATCGGTAACACTTTAATTAAATTTAATTATGGCGAGGATGTTGAGGTATTTAGTCCAGTATTCCTACATCGTAAAGTTAAGATTCTTGAAATAGACAATACTAGAGAACTAATCGCTGTATTGGAGGACACGAAAAATGACTAAGTTTGAAGAAGAATTAATGGCAACAGCAAAGATGATACCAACATCAGACGGAAATGAAATCAAATTTAAAACATCTTCTGCCTTATATGATTATTTACTACTAAGCAATGGGGAAGCTGAGCTATATCTCGAATCCCAACTCCAACAGCAAGCCCTGCCAGTCGTGCCCGAGTGTGTGGGTAACTGGATTGAAAAAGATAAAAATTATGGACGAAGTGTTTATGACGGACTTCACAGACTTGACTATGAAGCTGGTGAAATTGCACCAAGAGAGGTAGCGAAGTGGGTATTCGACAACAAGGAGAACTTAAATCTATTTACTCGTGCATGGCTTGACGGCTACACAGTCGAAAAACCGCAGTTGTTCTATTTGAAGCACATAGATATGAGTAAAAGTGATGCACATCTTAATTGGTATCTAGCAAAAGGGACTGATAATGTTTTAATACACCAAGGTATTAAAAAAGGTAAATCACCTAAACTAAAATGTATTTTGAAACTAACCCAGCAAGAAATCGACAGCATGGAAACTGGGAGCTATGAACAGATTCCTGTGCCTGGGGAGGATAACAAATGAGCGAGAAAAAGTATAAAGTTAGACTTTATGCAGGTATCAGCTATTACCCAAATATGAATTGTTGTGAATTAATGGATGCCTCTGTTTACCTTACCAAAGACGTTGGCAACCCATTTGAAGCATATCCTAATAAGATAGACTGTTTCACTAAATCTGAACTTGCTGAAATCATGGGTGGTGCGATTTATAAGCGAGCTGGCGAAAATTTCGTTCGTGAAGGTAGTACAGATGTTTATGACGATAATGAATGGATTAACCCGCTCATTGAGCTTGTGCCTGTGGAGGATGAAGAATGAGCAAGTTTGCCATGGACTCTGCAAAGGTGCTATCAGAAATAAAGAAAGATGTTCACGAAAATATTGACCAATATTATAGAGATATCATGATTGCTGATAACCTTTGGGAACAGAAGAAAGCACTTGGAGAACTTCATCTTTACATGAAAAGGCAGATTAAAAAAATAAAAGAAGTTGAGGATGGTAAATGACTTTATATCCTAAAAAAATTAACGGTGTCAGAGCATCAAAAGTTCCTGTTGGAACAGAAGCCAAAGACGCATGTGGGAATATCTGGGTAGCGTTTGAATCATGCCGAAATGAATCAATTTCAGGAATTGATGTTAATGGAGATTGTGATGTTTGTTGGAGTATTTCGGGTAACTCATTCATGCGTAAGAAATTAAAGAAAGAAATAGGGTGGTTAAATGACTGAAACAGCAAAAGAGCGCATCGAAAACGAAATAAAATCAGTTGAAAAACGGCTTCATAGAGGAAGAAATGACGGAAAAACATACAATACTGGAGTTGAAGAAGGATTAATGATTGCTCGTGCTCACGTTATTGATTCTTCCACCACTAACAAACTTTCGGTTGAAAAACTCCAAGAACACTTATTGCCTTATAGCAAAGAGATGGTTCAAAAAATTAGAGATGAAAAAATGCAGTTGGTGACAGCAGATGAATTTGTAAAACTTCACAAAGAATCTTTAACTGCTATTAGAGAAAACGACAAACTCCAAGAACGCTGTGATAGATACGAAAAGGCACTGACAGAAATAGTAGAGCTTTCTGATCCGCTTGATAATGATACATTGATGTCAGTAGTTGCTAATGTGGCTGGTGATGCACTCGCAGCGATTGGAGATGAAGGGAGCGGCGATGAGTGATATTTATGATGTAACTGGAGATTACAAAGGTTTTAAACAAAATCCTTATTCAGATAATAATCGTTTTAGGGGTTATAGAGTCCATCTTTACAATAACAAAAATGGTAAATACGGATATGTAGAACGTGGAAAAGATTGTCAAAACACATTCGAAGGCTTTGAATTACAATTGAGATTTACCTTTGAACATGCTATTGATTGTCTGTTAGACCATGATAATACAAGAAACTACACTTGTTATAAGTTTACTGATGAGTATATTCAGGGTTACTACATGGGGCTTGGGGATGGAATAATGAAATTACTTCCTAAACCTCAACCCCAGCTCACGATTCCGAAAAGCATTGCGGAAAGTAAATGGATGAAACACTTAATTTTATGCAGCAGTATAACTCAATTTGAGTTTGAACGTTATGATTTTCTCGATAAGGAAGAAGAACGGGTTCTAAAATGGGTAAATACTGGCAAGAATGAAAACATCCTTTATATTTACCTAGCAAGCAAACGTATCGGAGTTGATTTAGTGAAAGTGGTGGAGGGATGAATAAAGAAAATCTTAACAAAATCAATGATATCAGTTCAGAGATAGCAAAAATTGACCGATTTATTGAAAGTTACTGTCGTGCACCAAGAACGATTGGCTTAAACATTTATAAACAAGATAAGTTTTTAGGTATGGAACTAAAACCTTATGGCTTTTTAGGAAATATAGAGTTTGCTATACCAAGTAAACTCAACCGTAAGTTGATTGATTTGATAGTAGAACATCGAGAAAGTTTAGTTGCTGAACAAGAAAAATTGTGGGGGCAAGAATGACCGACAAACTAATATCGCTGGTCAATGACTGGTGGGGAGGGATTGAATGAAACGGATATTAAATTATCCAGGAAGTAAATGGGGTTCTGCAGAGTTCATTATTGACTTGATGCCAACTCACAAATCCTATCTTGAATTATTTGCAGGAAGTCTGGCAGTATTTTTTAATAAACCAAAAGATGTGCTAGAAACTGTGAATGATATTGATGGAAGATTGGTTAACCTTTGGAAAGTCATGCGAGATAGGTCAGAAGAATTAAAAAGAGCCGTACACATGACTTTGTACAGCAGAGAAGAATATGATTTATCGAAAGAAGTATCAGAAGATAGTTTAGAAGATGCAAGAAGAATGCTAGTCCGTTGTTGGTTTGCGGTAGGTGGGAAGACAAATGCAGATGTAGGATTTAAACGTAATATCAGCTGGAATGGTCCATATAATACTTATGAATGGTCAGATATGCCAGAACGAATTCAACAAGCTGCTGAACGTTTGAAACAAGCACAAATTGAACGCAAAGATGCCATTGTTTTGCTGAAAGAAATGAATGATAAAGATACTTTGATTTATGCTGACCCACCTTACTTGAATGAGACAAGAAAATCAAAGCATTATTCTAATGAGATGAGCAATGAGCAACACCTTGAATTATTGCAGGCTTTAAAAAAGCATAAAGGGCCAGTAATTTTATCTGGGTACGAATCAGATTTGTATAACAAAGAACTTTCTGACTGGTGGAAAATGACTTTTGAGCAAACAGTAGGAATTACAACCAAGAAGAAAAGAGTCGCTACAGAAGTTTTATGGTTTAATTTTGAACCTTCTGGGCAAATGGATTTATTTGAGGAGGACAACCAATGAAACCGATAATAAGCAAACTATTTGAAGAAATAGATGAATTGGAAGAAGAATTAGAATATTATTCAAAACATGATATGTTTCACCAAGCACATTTCAAAAGATATCAGATAGTAATTAGACGTGATTTTATAAAAAAAATCAGTAATGCACTAAACCCACAGATTCCAGAACCTTGGGCTAGTATGACAGCTGATGAAATTATAAAATGATTAGGAGTGTATAAATGAAACTTTTGTGTAAGCTGTTCGGGCATAAGTGGGAAAATGCACTATATATTCGAGTGTGCAAGAGATGTGAAAAGATTGAGTGGGTTTCAAGTAATTCAGGGTTTGAAGTCTATGATAGAAATCTAAACCGCTCAGACCTTGACGAGTCTAGTGGTAGCCACGAAAAATGGCTTGATAAACATTTGGATTGAGGTGGAGATGAAAGATAAGATTATCTTAGGACTAATAAAAGCAACTTGCGTATCTGTCTTTTACTTAATATTTGAGTATGTATCAAGAAATTGGGGATTGGTTGAAACAAGGAGATTTCTTTATATCTTGATTATGTTTCTCTATTTATGGAAGGATAATTGAACGCAAAAAAAGCCCAAATCAATGATATGGGCTTTGAGGGATAACAAGTTAACGTGATGATATATCCATACAAGATGAACACGGCCTAATTTGAAGTGATGGATAAGTTCTACGAGTGTATTCCATTGCTTCGATATCATTTTCAAAATCCCCATCAATAAGATATGAATCATTAACTTTTGGGCGATTAGGGCAAGTTCCCTTGTGTACTTCATGATAATCACTGAAGTCACCACTTTTATCTACGACATAGCTCATGAGTTAGTCCTCCTTCAAATAGTTTGTATTGGTTGTACAATTTTATTTTAAAACTATTACTAACTAAGTACAAGCAATATGATTTAAATAAAAGGAAATATAAAAAAGCCCAAGCTGACCTAGCTTGAGCGATTGTTGTAAAAATTATTAGTTACTATTGAATGTTCACATTCATTATACCACTGATTAATTGATAACTATAAAATTTGATTTATTAAAAAATCTTTAACTATAACAAAAAAACCCGAACTGACCAAGTTCGAGTTATATGTTCTAGGTTTAAATTTTATTCTTAAAATTTAGGTCTACTACATTATACCATAATAAAAATAAGTTATAACAAAAAAGCTCGAGTTGACCAAGTTCGAGCGAAATGTGAATTTAAAACAACTTATTATTATATTTTTGGTCGGTTATATTATATCATACTGAGCTAGGAACTCGCTAAACTCAACTGGAAGGAGAAAAAATGCCACAAGAAATTACTGTTGATTTTTCAGAACAAATTGTCGAAACCAAAATTAAAATTGAAATACTTGAAAACTTAATCCATTATGTTAAAAATCAGAAAAATGCTTTAGAACATTATAAAAAGAGTGATGTTATTTTGACTGATAAAGTCGCATTAAATTTAAGTGGATTTACACAGTGTTCTTTTAACGCTAGAGTTGGAACGCTCATCCCTTTGTTGGAACAAAATATCGAAGATAATACAACTACCATTAATAAGTTAGCAAAAGAACTTGGAATTGATATTAAGAAAGGAATTAGTAAAGATTGCATCTAAAGATATCAGAGATAGTATATAAAGCTATCAAAGTTTTTGATAGAACTATTTATAAATCAATTACTCATGGATTTACTTATTTCTACGAAAAAACAAAATACTATATACTCTTATTCGCAATGTTATGTTTGATTATAGGATTGATATTAAAATTTATGGGTATTACATGAAAACAAAAAAGCCCGCTGGCAACGGGCTCAATTAAAGGATTTCTAACTTAATTATACCACAAAAGGAGAATTTGATGAATGGCAGATAAGTTAGATAGAATTATTGGAGATTACGTTAATGGCAGACTTGAAGCCAGAATAAAATCAATTGAAAGTAGATATCTTTATAAGCAAAAAGTAGATAACTTAGGAATCCGTACAGCTTATTCTGGTGGTTCGGAACCTGAAAGTCACGTCTTGAATAAAGAAGCACTTGAAAATGACGAGGAATACATCAAGCTCAAAGACCTGATGTACCAATTCAGCTTGTGGTACGAACCTTTAATCAAGGAGGAAAAAGAAATAATCAAGCTAAAACACTGTGGTTACGGTGGCTTTACATGGTACAGAGTAATGATGGAACTTGATAATGAAGGGATTGAGATTTCAGAAAAGAAAGCGAAGTTTATTTACTACCGATTCAGAAAAGATATAAATCCTCATATTGGCTATTTCATTTGAAAGCATGGGTCAAATTGGGATAAAAACGACACGAAAAAGGCACGAAATTGGAGTGTTGCTCCTCATTTTTGCTGATATACTTGTATTATGAAGTAAAAGGCAAAAGCACAAATATCATAAGTATCGGTTTGAATTTGCTTCATAAGCTTGTTAGGGTTCGACTCCCTGACTTGCTATTATATTTTATTACAGGTTGTCCACTGGGCAGCCTTTTATTGTTGATGAAAGGAGATCAAATGCCAGTATTAGAAAATGCAAGACATGAAAAGTTTGTTCAATGCCTGATTTCTGGCATGAGTCAGCGAAAAGCATATAGAGAAGCGTTTAATCAATCATCAAAGTGGAAAGATTCAACTGTAGATGTAAAAGCAAGCGAACTTTTTGGTAAGGTTTTGGTAAGGTATAAAGAACTTCAAGAAGAAGCTCAAGACGCTGCTATAATGACTCGTAAAGAGCGAATGGTCACTCTATCAGAGATAGCTAAAAACGCTGAAAAAGAAGCTGACATGATTAAGGCAATTGATACCCTTAATAAAATGGATGGAGATTATACAAACAAAGTTGAATTATCTGGATTAGTCAAAACCAATCCTTTTGTAGACTTATCAACCGAAGAGCTTAGAAAGTTGGCGAGTCGTGATGGATAAAATAGCGCTAGGGGCAAAAATTGAGCTGTCCAAGCGCTTTTTCTTTGATTACTGTAATCTCATCATGCCAAGCTTTTATAAACGTGATAGAGCTTATCTGGTGACAATGTGCGAAGAGTTTCAGTCATTCCTAAATGATGATGAACATGACGTTTTGGTTTTGAATCTTCCGCCACGTCACGGAAAGTCACTCACACTGGGTAAGTTTGTAGAGTGGGTGCTTGGTAATGACCACACGAAGAAAATTATGACTGGTTCATATAATGAAACTCTATCCACTGTCTTTTCTAAAAATGTTCGTAATACACTTCAAGAAGAAAAAGCAGATGAAAATAAAATCGTTTACTCCGATATTTTCGATGCTGCAATCAAGTATGGAGATGCTGCGAAAAACCTTTGGAGTTTGTCAGACGGCTATAACAACTATCTGGCGACTTCTCCAACAGGTACCGCAACAGGTTTCGGAGCTGACATTATCATTATTGATGATGTTATCAAGAATGCTGAGGAAGCTAACAATGCGACAGTATTAGAGAAACACTGGGATTGGTTTGTAAACACTATGCTTTCACGTTTGGAATCAGGCGGAAAAATCATAATCAACATGACTCGTTGGCATAGTGAAGATTTGGCTGGACGTGCTTTGCGTGAATTGCCTAAGAATGGTTATCGAGTAAAGCATATTAATTTCAAGGCTTTCAATGAACAAACAAACGAGATGCTTTGTGATGATGTTCTAACACTTGAAGATTATAAGCGCAAGGTAAAAACAATGGGTGCTGACATCGCCAGCGCCAACTACCAACAAGAACCGATTGATGTCAAAGGTCGATTATATAGTGAGTTCCAAACTTACAACGCTCGTTCAGAGTACAAAAAGATTTGGAATTACTGCGATACTGCAGATACTGGGAAAGACTATCTCTGTTCGATTGTATGGGGCGAAACCTCAGACGGCTTTGCGGATGTGTTGGATATTATTTACACTCAAAAACCAATGGAATACACAGAAAATGCTGTGGCCAATCAATTAATTAATAACAGAGTAAATGCATCAAGAATCGAGCGCAACAATGGCGGTCGGTCTTTTGCTCGTTCTGTCAGGGATAAGATTCAAGGCAAAGTTGCCTGTGCTGTGGAAGATTTCTATCAAGGAAATAATAAAGAAGCTCGGATTTATTCCAATAGTTATTGGATAGAACAGCATGTTCGCTTTCCTAATGACTGGCGGACTCGTTTCTCAGAATACTATCAAGCAATGACGACTTATCAACGTGAAGGTAAAAATAAACATGATGATGCGCCAGATGCAACAACGGGAATTGCTGAGACAATGACTATGAATAGAAATAGCAGAGTTGACGTTGAAAAAACAATTGATAAATTCAAAAAATTAGGATTGTAGAGGTGATAAAGTGGAAGAATTCGTTGATTTATTGGGTAAGGAGCGTTTTGATAAAGAGGCAAATCTTGTCTATCGTGTTCCAGTTGATATGCTACCTAAAATCAAAATGTTAGACAAAAGTACTGAAAAAGTTGAAGAAGTTATTGATTTTGAGCATGAAGATATGCAGAAATTAATTATTGATTTTATAGAACATCATAAATCAAAACAAGTTCCTAGATTAAAGCAATTGAAACGCTATATGCTAGCAGACAATAATATCAAGTATCGCCCACCAAAACCTAATGGTCGTTCAGATAATCGTATTGCAAGTGATTTTGCAAACTTCATTGTTTCGTTTAAACTGGGAGTTCTTTTAGGAAACCCTTTGAAATATACT